TATTTTATTTATAAATAGAATTTATAAATAAAATAATAAAAAAATACAAAAAATATGAACTTTATTAATTACTAATATTATTTATTTTTAATCTATTAGTAATCTATTTTCTTAATTCCCGTGCTCCCTTGTGAAAAAGTTTCCCATATTTTTGTAATTTTTTGAAGTACTTATACTATTGTTAATAAATATACAAAAATTACTAAACAGTGTTGTATTTATTGCATCACCTTGATTATATCCTTCCCAATTTGCAAATTTTGTGCGAATCTCATCATACATATTGTTAGATATATAATTTCCAACAGAATTACCATAATATATTTTTTTATTATTTATATCTTGATTATTATCTAAATTATTATTACTATTATTAGCTTGATTATACTGTAAAAACTGTTCATAAGTAAAATTAGCAACTTTCTCTTTTAAATTTTGTACTGCATCTCCCCCCAATTAAATATCTTTTTTTATATTTTAAATACTTTGCTTTAAAATAATCACTATCATTCATATATATAATAAAAAAATAAAATCTAAATATTTTTTATCCCAATATAATTTTATCTATATTAATAATAATGATACAAAATTTTAAAAAAATATTAAATTTTTATTATAAAACAAATAAAATCCATATAGAATATGATAAAAATAAATATTATGACATAACAAAAAAAGTTAGAAATATGACAGTTTTAGATGATAAAGAATTATTATTTATAAAAACATTGCCCAATGAACAAATAAATGAACTTTTTACTATATATAATTCTTGTTTTATTCTAATAAATGAAATATATAAACCTTAATTATTATTCAAATCTTCATAAATTATATCAATTTCATCATGAAAATCTCCATATATAGTATCACTATCAGAATCATTATCAGAATCATTATCATCAATAATATTTGAATTTATTTTTTCAAATTCATTATAAATAATAATTTCTTTAGCTAATTTATCATTTAATATCATAAAACCTCCTGGATTTTTATAATAATTTGCATATTTTTTAGCAGAAAATATAGTATTACATAATTTTATTTTTTGTTCATAACCATTACATAATTCATGAGCTCTAATTAATTCTGTACATTTTAAAATATCTAATGCTTCTTTTAATTTATTTTCACTAAAAAAAATTCCACTTCCTCTTGAAGAATTTATATTTATTTTAATATACTCATTAGGATCTGACCATAAAATATTTATCATTAATGGATCTACTGGATTAATAATAAAACGATCAATATTATTAACATCTTCGATTGTCGCAGGAGTTTGATTATCTTGAAAAAAAGCAGGTCCTCCATGACAGGCAAAAAATTTTTTATCATCATATTTATTACTAATAATTGATGCTAAAGGTATAGATATAAAGAATTGATCAAATAATTCAAAAGTTTCTTTAATATTAATTTTAAATTTTTGATGAACTTCTGCTAAAAATCCATAATATTCATAAATAGTCCTAGTTTCGTGATTTCCCCTCAAAGTAATAAAATTTTCTTTATACAAAATAATATTACATAATAATAATAAACAATTTTCAACAGAATATTTTCCTCTATCAATATAATCTCCTAATAATAAATATTTATTTTGTTTTGATGGTTTTTTATTTCTTTCTAATATTTCTAATAAATCTTTCTGACCATGAGTATCGCCAATTATTATTAATTGTTCATTTATATCAATTTCTATATCTACAATATTCTTATATTCTGTCAAAATTGGTATTGCACTTTTAATTAATATTTTTAATATTTTAAATAATTCTTCATTATTTATAACTATATCAGTTTTTAATGATTCTGATATTATTTCAATAATTTCAATAATTTTTTCATATTTTAATTCTTCGTCTAAAACATTACATTTTACAATTATTTCTTCAGAAGTATCATCTATATCTGTTTCTATATCACTATCTATTTGATTATATAAAAAAAAATCTGATAAAATACTCATTTATAAATAATATTATATATAATATTATTTATAATATTAATACTCAATTTTTACAACGGAGACTATTTTAAATGACACGATTTATCAAGAAAATAAAAAAAAATAGTTTAATGTCTTTATTAATGATCATTACTATAATAATTTTGTTATATCTCATCTTGAAATAGAAATTAATTCTCAAGTCGTTTCAACTAATAACCTATTAAATCCCAAAAGGAAGGTTCATATAAAGTTAGAAGAAAGCATATAAATTTTAAAAAATATTAAAGACTCATTTATCTAAATATAATTAAATATAATTAAATATACATATACAAATATATGGTAAGACAATAAAAAATTAAAAAATATAAATGTAGGTATACTTTAAAAGGTAGAGAAGAAATAGATAAAAGATTAAATAAAATAACAAGTAGAGAAGAAATAGATAAAAGATTAAATAAAATAACATGTAGAGAAGAAATAGATAAAAGATTAAATAAAATAACAAGCAGAGAAGAAATAGATAAAAGATTAAATAAAATAACAAGCAGAGAAGAAATAGATAAAAGATTAAATAAAATAACAAGCAGAGAAGAAATAGATAAAAGATTAAATAAAATAACATGTAGAGAAGAAATAGATAAAAGATTAAATAAAATAACAAGCAGAGAAGAAATAGATAAAAGATTAAATAAAATAACAAGCAGAGAAGAAATAGATAAAAGATTAAATAAAATAACAAGCAGAGAAGAAATAGATAAAAGATTAAATAAAATAACAAATAATAATTTTGTAAAATATACTTGGACAATGGCAATGTTAACAAAAGGCGTTTAAAATAGACATTCATATCATTTAAGATTTATAAATTTTTTAAGAAAAATAATTAAAAATAATAAATTAATTCTTATGAATAATGCAAGTTGTCATAAAAATTATATAAATAATAAGAAAAATGATTTAATTTATATTCTTCATTATCATCATTTTTAAAACCTAATAGATAAATTATTTAATTAAATTAAGTATTATATTAAAAAGGATGAAATAATGAGTTATTTTTAAATAAAAAAATAAATTAAAAAGTCAATAAAATATATTGAATTAGAAACTTTTACTAATTATTTTAAATCTTTAAGAAAAACTAAGAAAGACACAAATGATATTAAATTTATAAATATGGTTCAATTTTAAATTTTTGTAAATCGTTGTTTTAATAAACAATGAATTGCACCTTCTGGGACAAATGGATTTGCATTATTAATATTATATTCAATATATGTTATATCTTTTTCTTTCTTAATATAACTATTTATATATTTTTTTTGAGCTTCAAATGTTTCATAATTTTGATTATATTCTGTTGTAATTTCATTATCAATAGATATATTACATTTTTCATAATTTATTATTTTATTTTTAATATTTTTTTTTTGTGGAATTATACAAATACATTTATTTTCATCTTCAATCCATACACGATTTATTATGGATGGTAAATAATCAAAAAAATTAAAAAAAATAAATTTATCATTTAAAGTATAATCATAATTTTGTTGAAATAAAGCATTACAAATAATATTTAAATTTTCACTTCTCTCATTATTTAATTGTTGAATATATATATGTATTATACTAATATAATTTTCTATATTAGAAATATAGTTATTAATTTGCATTAATTTTTCAAGTAATTTTTCAAGTAATTGTTTATCTTCCTGTAATTTTATATCTTCCTGTAATTTTATATCTTCCCGTAATTTTATATTTATATATTTTAGTGTTTCTAAATTTGTTGTCAAATGTGAAAATACATTTTTATATTTAAATAATGAGTTCATAGTTAATTCATCATAAAACCATATTTTATATTTATTATTACCATAAGGCATAAAACACATTAATTCATCAATATGTCGAAATCCATATGAATTAAATAGTAATGAATTATTTGAATCATTAATATTATTAAATAATATTTCAAATAATTCATTACTATTTAATTCTTCATAATTTAAATCATCATAATTATATTCATCATAAGAAAAATCACCATTATAATATATATTAGAAGTTAAGTTTTTATTTAAATTTTGTAAGAATTTAATTAAATCATTACCAATACAACCATTACCTAATGCTTTAAAACTACATTGTAATTCAATTAAAGGACAATTTATTAAATTTAATAAATCTTGATGTTCTTTATATATTCCTGAAATATAAAATATTGGAAAACCATATTTATTGTTATTATTTATTTTTTCAGGACCAGATATAAAATTACCACCTTTTGATTGTTCTCCATTATAATGATGTGTATCTGGAATATTAATATATTTTATAAAATCATCTTGTAAAATTCTTGGAATTTTATTAGAAAATATTGTAATATTTTCTGTTTTACCATGTATTTTTTGATTATAACTACAGTTCATAATATCACCAAAATGAATTGTTTTTATTATGTTATCATGTTTATCTTTACAATAACAAGTCTTATCAATGCATTTTTGTATAGTATTTATAATATCAGATTTGTCAATAAGTAAACTATTATATATATTATAATATCTTGAATTATTATATAATTGTATATAAATATCTTGTTTATATTGTGGACCAATATTTAATTGTATAAATTGTATACATTGTAAAGAAATTGTACAATTTAAATAATTAATTAAATCTTGGTTTTTATCACAATAAAATATATGACTAGTATAATGTGTTATTTCACATGGTAAATAAAAATTATTTAATTCATTATCATAAACATAAGAATTTACGTTAGTAATTATATTTTCAGTATTTTTATTATCTTCTATTGTTTCTATTATTTCTAATAAACTAGAACCTTTTTGATTTCTTAGCATTAAGTATTTATTTTTATAAAGTAAATAATTATTATACATTATAATATAATATAATATATAAAAAAAATATTTATTCAATAACTTTACCAACTGCTTTTACTTTACCTTCTCTAAATATTAATCTCATTCCTGTTTTAATATATTCGGGTTTCATTAAAAATTCTAATATAACATTCGCTTTATCACCGGATCTTAAAATACCATCATCATCTTTTGATGATATTTTTTCTATATCAATAATTTTAGCAGTTTGTCTAACATGATCAATATGTAAAAATGGTGAATATCCTAATTTAATTGTTGTTGGTGAATGTAATATATGTATTTGAGCTTTAAATTGTCTAACCGCTAATTTCATTGAATTATCATCTGTTATTAATATCATTCCTTTTTTAATTTCTCTTCTTAATACATTTTTTAAAGATATACAGATATAAGTTCCTGCTTTTGCTTCATTAATATTTTTATAATTTATATGTATAGATCTAACTTTAATAGATCGATATGATGAATCATAAAATGGTCCAATTAATAATGTATCATTAACTTTAATTGTTCCACTTTTAACCATTCCAGAAACAATTGTTGAATGTCCTGTAACTGAATATGTATTATCTATTAAAAATTCTACATTTTTATTTATATATTGATTATAATCATTTCTCAATGGTAAAAGATGAAATAATGATTTTAATAGATCTAAATTATAATTTGTTATATTTGATATCTGAATAACTGGAACAATACTATCTGATTTAATATTTTTAATAACATTAACAATATCTGACATGTTTTTAATATTATATGGTATCTTTTTAATTCTATTTTTACATATATTATTTATTTTTGTCATCGTTTCTTCTAATACATTCGATGGAACCATATCTATTTTTGTTACTATAATAATAAATGGTATCTTTAAATTAATACATAATCCAATATGTTCTCTAGTCATATGATTAATTCCCATATTTGCTCCTATCATTATTAAACAATAATCTGGATATAATGATGTTAATCCATAAATTGTTGTTCTTAAATATTTTTCATGACCTGCTAAATCATAAAAATTTATACATTTTGATATTTCACTTTTATCTAATTTAGTATTAATAATATTTCCATCTTTATTAAACATCATATTTTGATGTCCAATTGAACTTGTTCGACCAGTATCAATTTCGTGTTTATAATTAAAAACACTTGTTCTAGCTTTTCCTCGTCCATCATCTAGAATACCTTTAACTAGAACACCAATTGTTGTAGATTTTCCTGAATCTACATTACCCGCAACAGCTATTTTAATTTCAATATGTTCCTTACTATTTTCTCTAATCAAAAATTCCCCAATATAATATTCATTTTTTGAACTTTCACATATCTTTATTATTAAACAATCTATATTTCTAGCAATTAATTCTAAATTTTGTATAGATATTTCATATTCATCTTTATTTAAACCTAATAATTTTCCATCATCTCCAACACCTATAAAATATAATGCTTCTCCATTACCTTCATAAATCCTATATTTCATTTGCGTCATCCTTTTATGAATAGTATCTTCGTCAAGATTTAATAATTCTCTTTTATATTCAATATTACCATCATCTTTTTCTCTTTCAATTTCATCTTGTAAGAAAAAATCAATTTGTTCTTCCATTTTATAATATATAGTTATTATTTATTTATATATATTTAATATAATATTTCATAAATGCAATTTTTAATAAATATTATATTATATTATATTATTATGAATGATAGTAAAAAGAATTAAATTATGATATATTTTTTTATAATAAATATTTATTATTTTTAATATAAAAAAATATATCATATTATTAATGGATAATAATATTAAACAAATACTTTTTGAATCACAATTAACTGATCTAAATAGAAATATTAAACGTAAACATTGTCTAAATAATGCTAATATTTATTTAGTATATCTATTTAATTTAATTCAATCTGCGGGGATATTATCAACAACATATGGGACATCTATAAATAATCCAAATATTATATGGATTGGAATTAGTTTAAATTTATTTGCATCTTTAATAAATATATATGAAAAAACAAATAATAATCTAATAAAGAAATTAACATCAGATATTCATTCAATTAAAATTGGAGAATATGAAACTGAAAGTCAAATGATTGATATTGAAGAAGAAAAACATAAAAATTGAAATTATTAATTATTAATATTATTATTATTAATAATTGTTAAAAATGGATAATGTACAAATAGTTGAAGAAGATGTATTTAAAAATTTAAATATTAGCAAATATGATTTATATGAATATGATCCTAATTATAATAAATTTTGTCTTAAAGATTTTGACAAAATTGTTCAAATTATCAAAGCTAAAATCGATATAATTGATAATAAACAAAAAAATAAATAAATATTATTAATTTTTTTTATTTTTTAATTCTAAATATTTATTTTTTAATTTTAAATATTTTTGATAAGTTTCTCTATCACCAATACGTTCAACACCTTCTTCATGTAATCCTTCTCTTAATATTTTTTTTATATATTTTGAACATGTAATATGAATATATATATTATCTATATTATAATCTTCACGAAGTTCTATATATATATTTTTAAAAAAAATACCAAGTTTTAAAATATAAGTGATTTCACTTATTTCTGCATATTTAAGTTTATAATTATCAAAATCAATACACTTATTATTAACTATTAGTTCTTTTTCTACTGTACCATCTAGTTGATATTCAAATGGAGTTGCATTTTCACCATCACAATCTATTATTTTCTGATGAACATCTTTAGATTCTAGATCTACAAATAATATAGATAAATTATTATTATGATATTTATCGAAACAACCTTTATTAAAATCTTTCATTAATTCATATACATATCTTGTGAAATCATAATCTATTTTTCCATTATCTATTTTTATAAGTTCGCTTAATTTAAAAAAATATATCATTTATATATATAGTAAATATAAAAATAATAAACTTACAATATTTTTTATCATTTAAACAAAAAATAATATACTATGTAAATGTCATTAAAAAATAAAATAAATATAATTAAAAATAAATTAGAAAAGGGTATTTATAAAAATCCTTTTATAACAAAAAATATATTAAATATTGCTAAACAAATAAATATAGATTTAATAGAAACAAATAAAATTTATAAAAGTTGTAAACCGTTAGGTTTTTATAATAATAATATGTGTGAAATTATATATAATAATAAAATTAATAATAATATAGATATATTTCAAAATCTGTCAGATGAACATATTAAACATTTAAATTTAATTAAAAGTTCATGGGTTTTTATTCCAAATATCTTAATAGTTAATGATAAATTAGAAATTATATATATTTATAAATATGATATTAATGAACCCAATGAATCATGGATATCCGCAAGTAGGACAAGAAATTATTTATTAGATGATCCATTAATAGATTATTTACAAAATTTAAAAAATAATTCATCTAGAAAAAGAAAAATGTCAGAAGATAATTTAAAACCAGATACTTTTTTGCAACATATTTTTACAAGAGGAAATGAATTTGAATTAGAAATTGTAGATATTATAAAAAATAAATATCCTGATAATTTTATTCAAATTGGTGAAAGTTATGAGTCAAGAATGGTAGAAAAATATATATCGACAATTAGAGCTATAAAAAATGGAATAGATATAATATATCAAGCTGTTTTATGGAATCATGAAAATAAAACTTTTGGTTGTGCAGATTTATTAATTAAATCTAATTTTGCTAAAAATATATTTCCATCATATCAATTAGAAATACAAGATATTTATGAAGTTTATGATATTAAATGGTCAAATATAAGTTTAAAAGCAGATAGTGATGAATTAATTAATGATCATGGTATAAAAGCTTATAAAGGACAAATATATATATATACTGAAGCATTAAATTTAATACAAGAAAAAAAAGCAACAAAAGGATATATAATTGGTAAAAAATATAGTAGAGAAAAAACTATAAATAAATATAAATATTATTCATCATTTGAGACATTTGAAAGACTTGGAATTATAGATTATTTAAAAGATGAAGAAATTATAGATAAAACTAGAAAAGCAATTGAATGGTTAAATGAAATTAAATATAATAAGAAATTAATACATGATCCACCAAATGATCCTAGATTATTTCCGAATATGTGTAATAATCAAGATTCTGAATTTAATTCAATAAAAAAAGAATTAGCAGAAAAAAATAAAGAGATAACATTATTATATTCAATTGGTAAAAAAAATAGAGATTTAGCATTTAATAATAATATATATAGATATGATGATCCCAGATTAAATGTTGATATCTTAGGATTAAATAAAATATCAAAAAAAAGAAAATTAATAGAAAATATTATTAATATAAATACTGATAAAATAGATCAAGATATATATTTTACGAATTTAGATAATTTTGGAAATTGGAAAGATGCAAAAATTAAATGTTATGTTGATATAGAAACAATAAATTCATCAATATATAACTTATCACATAATAAATCAAATTTTATATTTATGATAGGTTTAGGAATAGTTAGAAATAATGTATGGGACTTTAAAGTTTATACAGTTGGTAGTTTAATAGAAGATGAAGAAGAAAGAATATTAAAAGAATTTGATAAAGATATTAATGAATTAATATGTGATGAAAAAGATATTCCAGTTTTTCATTGGTCAAATTATGAAAATTTGAATTTAAAACCATTTTTAAATATAAAATCAAATATAAAATTTTATGATATGTATAAATGGTTTATAAATAATGAAATATGTATTAAAGGATGTTTAGATTTTAAATTAAAAAATGTATTAAATGCACTATTTAAATTAAATTTAACAAAAATTAAATGGAATAATGATGTAATTAATGGTTCAAATGCAATGCATTTATCTTATAAATATTATATGGGTGGTCATATAGATAAATTAAAAGATATAGAATATTATAATGAGATTGATTGTCAGGCAATGTGGGAAATACATAATATATTAGATAAATATTAGTTATTAAAAAATTGAAAAAATAAGTAATTCACATAAATACAATTATTCTTACAAACATATTCTCCATGAAATTCATAATATCTATTATAAGAAAGATTATTCCTAAAGAATTACCAAAACCACTTGGTAGATGGAAATTAGAAGATTGTAATATAAAAATAAATAATAAAGTAGATTTATCAAATGAAGATCATTGTGGTCCTTGTGGCAAATATGCATTAGATAAACAAAATGAAAAAATTAAAAGTTTGTCTAAAACTATAAATTAAAAATAAAGTTAATTAATTCTAAATATAATATTTTTAATAGAATTTTTCAATATGATTAATTCTATTAAAAACATTTGAAATATATTTTCATTTTTAATGTCCTTTATCACAAAATAAAATATTTTTATTAAAATTTATTATTTTAACTAGTTATTAAATATTAAAAAAGCAAAACTCTTTTAATTAACTCTTATTAATTTTTTATAAACTTTATATATATAAAAATAAATGCGAGTAATATAAACACGTCCTAAACTAATTTTAATAATTTAATTTTATAAATTATTAAATAGAATTAATAAATATATAATAGCATTTTATAAATTTAAATAACAAATTTTTATAGTCGATTATCACCTTAATTTCCGAGCTCCAATATATATAATATTATATTTCTTTTATATATGTAATTATAGTTATTAATATAATAGATGTTGTGGAAATTTTTTATTTCCTAAAAATGATGATATATGCATTCTCCAATTTCTACGTTGATTATCAAGTACTTTTGTCATTTGTTGTATTGGTCTTGGTCTAAAATTACTCGAAGATTCAGATTGAGATTCATCATCTTCAAATGTAGCAATTTCTTTAACATAATCTACTGAACTAACTGCTTTTATATATGTAGATAAAGGTAGTCTATCATTACTTAATAGACCTCTTTTATATTCAAATACTCTTTCTATTCTAGCTATAAATTCATCTCGGTTTTGTATAATAGTTAATATTCTAGCTCTTAATTTTTCTGGTATAATTAATTCATCACGATAAAATATATATGATAATAATATATTTTTTAAAAGATTTTGAGGAATATTTTGAGGAATATTATCTAAAGTAAGTAATATATCATCATCATATTTCATTAATAATGTAACAATATCCCTATTAAATGTATATAATCTATTTCTAATAGATTTAAATTCTGCACCATGTTCCAATAATATTTCAACAATATTTAAATTACCACTATAACATGCTAAATGTAAAGGAGTTTCATCAAGCTCATTTGGTATATTAACACTTTCTCGAGCACCATTTTTCAATAATATTTCAACAATATTTACATTTTTATTAATACATGCTAAATGTAAAGGAGTAGAACCATGACTATCTTGTATATTAACACTTTCTTGAGCACCATTATCCAATAATTTTTTAACAATATTTACATTATCATAAGAACATGCCCTAAATAAAGTAGTAACACCATTCTTATTTTGTATATTAACACTTTCTCGAGCACCAGAATCCAATAATATTTCAACAATATCTACATTATCTTTAGAACATGCTTCATCTAAAGGAGTAATACCATTCTCAGTTTGTATATTAATACTCTTTTGAGCACCATTATCCAATAATTTTTTAACAATATTTACATTACGACTATAACATGCTAAATGTAAAGGAGTAACACCATAATTATTTGGTATATTAACACTTTCTTGAGCACCATGTTCTAATAATATTTTAACAATATTATCATGACCTTTATAACATGATATGTGTAAAGGAGTCTGACTGAAAATATTTAACATATTAACACTTTTTTGAGCACCATGTTCCAATAATTTGTTAACAATATCTACATGACCTTCAGAACATGCCATATATAAAGGAGTTTCACCATTATTATCTGGCATATTAATACTTTCTTGAGCCCCTTCTTGAACTCTTTTTTGCAATATTTTTTCAACCGTATATATGTTACCATTTAAACATGCTTGAATTAAAGAAATTCCACTAGTAGCACCATGTTTCTCTAATTCTTCAACAATATCTATATTACCCCTAGACCATGCTACATCTAAAGGAGTTTTACCATCATCATTTACTATATTAATACTTCTTTGAGCACCATGTTCTAATAATTTTTCAACAATATTTAAACGATTTCGTATACATGCTAAATGCAAAGGAGTTTCACGCTTATTATTTTGCATATTAATACTTTCTCGAGCACCATGTTTTAATAATATTTCAACAATTTTTACATGACCTTCATAACATGCTATATGTAAAGGAGTTTCACGCTTCTTATTTTGCATATTAATACTTTCTCGAGCACCATGTTCTAATAATATTTCAACAATTTCTACATTGCCATTTAAACATGCTATATGTAAAGGAGTTTCACCATTATTATCTGGCATATTAATACTTTCGCAAGCCCCTACTTGCAATATTTCTTCAACTATTTCTACATTGCCATTTAAACATGCTTGAATTAAAGAAATTCTACTATTATTA